TTCTATTAGAGAGGATATTAAAAACATACGATCACAACCGCAGATGTTCAACTTCACTTTTTCTAAGAAGAGTGAATGTGAACCAAGTTCAGAGTTTTACTGTAAGGAGTATGAATACCCTGACAAACCAGAGCGTCCGCTTCGATGGTCATTGTGTCCTAATTCACAGCAAGAGTCTAAAATTATTAAATTGTTAGATGATAATAAAGTCAGATGGTTGGTTGCTACTCTTCTTGAGTCTGACCCTTATTTTTACTTATTATTTGCCAGTCAGGTGCAGAGCCAAAGACTTAGAATTGGTGACTTGCAATCTAGTGCAATGCTTGCTTATCACCTTAAAGTGACAGACAGAGACATGTACGATCGATTCATCAAAGAGAAAAGTTCTGGTCCATTTGTTAATTATAGGTTCAGACCTCCTTTGTACACAGATGATTTCAGTCTTACTTGGAAAGAAGAAGCTGTGGAAAGTGCAATTAATGTCACAACCAGTTTCGGTTCTGTTGCAACCTCAGTCACCAAGTATGTCGTCTCCTCAATGTATGGCATTGGTAAAAGTTTCACAGAGATGTGTTGTGAGCATCCTATTGTCACTTTTGGTGTAGCAATAATGGGCATGTTTGGCATTTACCACCTTGCTACTGGAGACAAGACTTTTGCTTCTCCTCAAGGTGTCTATGAAGGTCACACACCAAAAGCTAAACCGAAAGTGATTAAGTCAATGGCATCTTTGCGTTCTAAAGTCCCACAGATGTGGTCAAATGGAATACAGACTGCTGTTTCCATTTACAATAAGAATGTTATTGACATGCAATGGGAAGGTTCGGATGTTATTTTAGGATCTGTCCTCATGATTAAAGGTAGAGTAGCTGTATGTAATTTACACTATGTGTACTACTTTATGAATAAAATTAGTGAAGACGAGAATGTTGGTAAGAAATTAATAATTTTTAGCCAAAATGGTACCATAATTTTCAAAATTGCTTCTTTGGACTTATTTAACTGTATGTCCGAGAAAGAACATGCGAACAACTTCGACAATGACTACGTATTTTTTGAAATGCCACGACACTTTAGAGATTTTAGAGACATTAGTCAAAAGTTCGTTAAAGAAGAATATTTTACCAAACATTCTGAAATGGAGTTGGCTGCCAGGTTCAGGTCACTGGATTCGGTTTCCACTTTTAAAGGACAAACTCACATTACAAATTATGAGAACAATCTTCAATTTGGTGGTGTGTCCTACTCTTTAAGTAGAGTCGTCACTTATAAAGTGCCAACTAAGAGTGGTGATTGTGGGTCGCCTCTTATATTGCTCAATCCTAACAAATCTACCCACAGGGTGGTTGGAATACACTCAGCTGGCGGAGGTGTTGATGGTATGGGTATTAGTATAGTTATTAGTCAAGAGGAGGTTGACAAAATGATGTCCATGTTCTCAGAACAAACATGTGTAGTAGACGATATTCATCCTGGTCCAATTCCACAGCTTTTAGATGGTTTTCCAGTTGAGGGTTCATGCGAATTCACACATAAGATAGGTTTGACTCATTCGAAAGTACCCAGCCCTATTTCAGGTAAAGAAGACTGTGTGCCAAGGAAGAACTTAGCAAGGTTGAAACAATTTGATGGTATTTCACCTTTGCGCAATGCCTTAGTCAAATTCCAACGACCTGTTTTGCCTTATGTGGAGTCTGAACCTTTGACACTTTCAAAATTGTCATTGAAGCAGATGATTTGTGCCATGCCAAAAGCACCAGACATGTCATTGCCTTCCATTGAACAATGCGTGTATGGAGATTGTGAGGACGAATACGTAGAAGGTTTGAATTCTTCATCTGCTCCGGGTGTTATTCTCAAGCAGAAATATGGGTCATTGAAAACCAGAGTTTTCATGGATCCCAGAGACAGTACCAATGCAAGTTTTAAAGTCTTAGAAGCTCTCATTACTGAACAAGAAGACAGACTTAAGAATGGGCATCGAATTACTGATTTTTTTACATTTAACCTAAAGAGCGAATTAGTTAGTGAAGTTAAGTACCAAACTGGTAAATCTAGAGGGTTCTTTGGTGCTGGAACAGTTCTTTTGGTGTTGTTCAATAAATACTTTGGTAGGTTTGTTTCATGTTACACAAAAGCAAGGTTTTCCGTCGAAAGTGCTGTTGGCATAAACCCACTTAGTTTAGATTGGGAGGCCTTGGTGATGCGCATGCGCAGGTTTGACAATTCAGTTTATCCATTAGTGACAGATGGTGATTTTTCTGCTTTTGATTGCAGCCACCAAAAACACATGTTGTGGGACATTTATGATGTTATTGACTCATGGTATGATGATTGCGACAATAGTAGTTCCATTAGGAAACTCTTGTGGCATGAAGTGGTCCATTCACGTGTCATTCTTGGTGAGTGTTTGTTTTCACTCCCGGTTGGGATGACTTCAGGTATCTCATTGACAACTATTATTAACACTATGATTGTTAGTTTTTTACACAGATATGCATTTTATGATTTGTTTCCTAACCTTCGCGATCAACCATTTGAAAGATATGTTTGCATGGTCAACTATGGAGACGATCACATGCTCTCCTGTGACAAGTCTCTTCGGTCACAGTTTAATCAGAACACCATAGCTGCCTCTTTAAAGGAGCTAGGTTATGTGTTAACACCTTCCGTCAAAGATGCAGCTTTGAGTAACGATCATTTCACTATTGATAAAATTTATTTTCTTAAACGAACTTTTCTTTACTTCAATGAACATTCATTTTGTTTGGCACCATTGGATAAGAGCACTATACATGAACTCCCACTTTGGACTCGCAAAGGGGAACTTTTTGATGAAGTTTTTGAATCAAACGTCGATAGTTCTTTGAGAGAAGCAGCCGTTTGGGGTAAGGAATATTTTAGTGGCTATCATATGAAGTTATACAATGCAATTACACTTTCTGGACTACAAAGAGAAAGGTTCCCACTACAGTTTTCGCATCGTGAAATATTACGTAGCGTTTACGGTGAGTTGATAAGTGAGTAAATACTAACAGTCTCGGAATGACTATAAACTTGTCTGGTTATATCATGAACCTAAAATGATGCATTAGTTGCCAATGAACTTAAATTGGAAATAAGGTCCTGGAAAGACATTAAAAGTATCCGGTTAAAGATTTTCCTTAAAAAGCAGGTATGAAAGTGACCTACACTGCTTCGTTCCCACTGTACGTAAAGTGGACCTACCTTACTGTGTGATCTTGCCATGTTTTCTAAGGTTGACATAAATTACATGGTATTGCTGCAGTATTAGAGCTTGGGTTGTTTAACCTTACTTCCAAGATGAGCTGAGCATTCCTCTAAATCTAGGAGTCAACAATTCGGGAGAAGGCAACGGTGTCTCTCGTCT